TCGAACTCTATCACTACCTGCAATCATAATTATTTCACCATACATCTTATTGTAAAATTTTAATACTTCCATAAATGTTCTTTCAGTTCTACCTGCAGCTTTGATGTTGTTTTGTGGAAACATCTTTTTCATAAATTTAACTTTTGTATTTACATCTAGTGGGTTACTTCGTCTGTCGGTTGAGGCACTAGCATAAACAATGTGATTAGCATTGTTCTTTCTAGCTTGTGTAATCACTTCTTTCATTAGTTTAGCATGGCCCGTGGTAGGAGGGTTGAACCTACCAAAAGCAAAAATCAATTTGTTTGCCTTATCTAATGCCTCGCCGACCGCCCTCGCTTCGCTTTGGGCGTCATCAACATTTTTTAGTGAGTCTATTTCATCATCTGATACTTCACCGTCATCTAAAATCTTTTTACACTTCTTTAGGAATTTAAGATAGTGATACTTCTCTAACATTTTATAAACTACATTTTTAGGTAATCTATTTTTGATACTGTAAGTTTTAATTTCATCTGGTGTCATATCTCTATCAAATGCAGCTCTTCTTTCAGCGTCAACTTCGGTACCAATGTCTGTTAGGTCTTGTATATCTTTTTCTATCTCACCTAATTTGTTACTAATTCTTTTTTCTAAATCTTTTATCTCACCAGGTTTTAACTCTGTCAATTCATCATAATCTATAATGTCTCTTTTTAATTCACCCTTTAACATATCTATTTTATCAACTTGTTTTTGAAAGTCTTTTAGATATAAGTTAGGATTAAAATCAAATTCTTCTGGTCTCTTTATAAACTTTTGACCCTTAATACTATACACAGCGTCTGCTTTTGCATTTTGGTCATCATAAGTTTTTTTATCTGTAATAAAATAATAGTTTACAGGATGTTTTGTGCCTGGTATTAGTTTACCTTGTATGTTATCTGGATTACTAGAAGCTAAAAACTGTTTAGATAATCTTAGTCTTTCTTCTTCTCTTTTATCTTCTGGTACATCAAACAATACATTAATATCTAAATCAGCGTCATTACGATATCTCTTTGTAAGAATAGAGCCTATTAATGAATAGTCTAATATAGGATATTCTTTTTCAAATTCTTCAAATTGTGCTGTAATCATATTCAACACACTAATTTTTATTTTTGGATCCTCTGTGTCATTGTTATCAAATACACCAGGAGCATATACTTGTCTAGGTATATCAATAATTGATTCTTTAAATAGTCTAAAACTTTTCATATTATCCCTTTACCCAATCTTTGGCCATGTTGAAGTTTGCCCGACTAAATTCTAATCTATCAACTAACTTAACAGCACCACCTTTTTGTATCGCTACATATCCTTCTGGATTTGTAACTTTGTATCCATTCTTTGTTCTTAAAAATGAACCGATACTTTGTATTGTATTTAATTTTCTTAATAATACAGCCTTTGCTGATTGAAATGTTATGTATGTTGCAATTGCAAAATATAAACCATCTCTGTTTGGTTTTAATATTTTCATACCAGCATTTAATATTTCTTCATACTTTTGTTTTGCAGCTGGTGTCTTTTTACTATCTATCTCTTTTCTTATTCTATCTCTAAAATATACTTCAAAATTATTTGCTAACTTTGATGTATTTGTAATTGGTGTACCTTGTCTTATGTAAGTATTAAAAAATGTTTTAAGTTGAATACCAAGAGATAAAGGACCAGTATCTTTTTTTAGTTTATCAATAAATGCACCTGCTTTGTAAGCAGAACCCTCTGCCATCCTAATAACATTATCAAATGCTTTTTCTTCGTTGGCATTGAAAGCAGCTGTGTCTGCCCTTTTATAAGTTGCGTCATCAAAGAATACATTTTTATTCTTTTTTAAACTTCTGGTGCTAGCACCAAAACTTGCCTTTAAAGACGCCATTGTATTACCTGAATATGATGTATGAAATATAATACCGAGTTGTGCTTTGTTGATACTATCATATAGAGAACTACCAAACAAACCTGATTTAACGACAGGTACAGCATATGTAATAGTGTTGGGAGTAAATACGATTGACTTTTGACCTGCGACTGTAGCAGTTTTTTTATCGCCACTTGTAAACAGTAAATCGCCTTGCAAGATTCCTGATATACCTAGAGATGGTAAAAGCTTTAAACAAATCTTTAATTTGTCAGCTAGAGCACCGCCATGGTTTCTGCTAATATCAGCATTTGTGTAATTTATTTTAGGTGTTTTATTGAAGATAGATTTAGTACCAACAAAGAACTTACCGTTCTCTGGATTGATACCACAAAAGACCGCAGGTGCACCGTCCCATTTTACTGAAACTGTGGATCCTCCTGACCCTCCTTGTAACATCTGTTTGATAGACTTTAAAAATTCAATAGCTGTCTTAGCGCCTTTACTTCCATTATTAATTATTTCGTCTTCCAGATGTTCAAGATGTGTATTCTTATCTTCTACAAGATAATCTTGAAATTTCTGCATTTAGCACTCTCTCCATTAGTATATTATAACACTATTATTTATAATAGTCAAGCACTTACATTATCTTAGTTTTACCAATAGCGTCTTTAGATTTATAGTCTAGCATAATATGAGAGGGATATAATCCTCTTTGTTTATTACGAATATTCATTGTAAAATCAAAGAATGAATTTGAAAACTCAATATCAATTCTTTTACCATTACCACTTTTCCCACCATAATATATTGTTATGTCTCCTGACACTTTTGAAAAAGCTTTGTTTCTTTTAGGATCCATATACCAAAAGTGAACTGCACCTCCTGGTTGACCATGAACCATCCAATAATCAGAACCAATACCTGTTGATAATAATGATGTTAAAGCTGACATATCGGGTTTAATCTTAACAGCAGGAAACTTGTCTGTATTCTTACCATAATTATTAAAAACATCACAAAACATTTTTTGATTTATTGAGAATGCTTTTAAAATAGCTTTACCTGCAGGTGTAGTAATTTTGTTTTTTTTCATGTCTGATTCTGTAAATATTTTTCCAACTCCAGCATTCATAAAAGTTAAAGTAGATCCATACTTTAATGATAGATAACTTCTTTTACCTGACTTATGAACAATATCTATATCTGATAATAATGCTCCATGTTGAGCAGGAGACTTAGGATTAATATAAATGCTTGAACCAGAAGCAACTATTGGTCTAGGTGTATTTCTTTTACCAGTATCTTCAAATTTAGTAGCAGACGACTTAACCATTTTAGAAGATTGTTTAATAATATAATCTGCGGCTTTAGAGTAAGGTCCTACACATTTTTTACCTTCAAGACATTCATACATTTTCATATATAAATCTTTTTCAAATTTTATACCTAAGTTTATTTTTTTACCACTTGATGGTTGTCCGCCAAATTCTTCTGTTTTTAATAATTTAGAAACTTTTATAGTTTTTGTTGCTGTTTGTCCAGTAAAAATTCCAACTACATCAATACCTTTAACGAACGGTCCTCGAGCAATATATTCTTGTATTAGTTTTTGATTTTTCTTTTTATCAGTAGAAGGTTTATATTCTTTTTTTGTGCCGTCATCATACATGACTTTAATAGAGTGAGAACAAAATAGTCCTTCGTCTGCTTTAAAATCACTACCAAAATTTTCTCCATGCATAATCTTTTTAATAAAGGTTTCAGCAGATTGAGGTTTATCTGGTCTATTTGATACTTCTTTAATACTTAATGTTGCCATACTGCTATTTATATACTAGCAGTGCCGATTTGTCAAGCGTTATCTAGGTAATGTTTTACACTTAAATACTAATGAAATTCTAAACTTATCACCCTCAACTGCTCTAGCAACATGAGGTATTCTTGCGTCAAAAACTACGACACGACCTGCTTTAGGCCAATATGATTTGACAATATTAGGTTCAGCACTTCCTGAAAAACCATATGGTGTATTAACTGCCATTGCCATCATTTCGTCTGTAAGATTAGGTGTCCAGAACTCAATTGTACCACCATCTTCTGGTGTCCAGTCAGGTGTTAGATACACAATAACTGTATATTGGTCGCCAGTCCATCCATCTATGTGAATACCACCTGATTGTCCTGCGTGATGTCCATTTAAGTAGTGTCTAAGTAATTTGACACCTTCTGGATTTACTTTATCCCATATCTCTTGTACCCAATCTTGTTCAATCTCATAATCAACTTCTTCGGTATCACTACCACCTAGATGAATATGTTTGTAACCAGGTGTCTTGGCTTCTTTTTTCATTTCTGCTGTAGAGTACCAACCATCTTGCCAATCTAAAGTATTCATACAGATATCGTAATATCTTCTTATGTCTTTTTCTGGTATTGTGTTGTCAGAAGCTTTTATAATTTGGTGATAATCGCCACCTGCTAATGCCATAGCAGGAAAAGTATATTTCTTTTCTGTACCTGGTTTTGTTATCTCCATCATAGTACCTTCAGGTAATTCTTTTGCTTCAATTTTAGTAGATTCTTGCGTTGTTTTAATACCTACTGTGTCTAAAGAAGATGTATCACCTTCAATCACACTTGTCATATCAACTATGTTTGTCATTTTTTTCCTGTTCTTCCTCTTCTTCAAATAGTATCATGGTAATTAAACTGTAAATTGCCATGTCCATTAAGGTATCTTTGATACCTTCTTCTTTAAATTTAAATTCACCCTTCTTGATGAAATTACTTATACGAGCATACTTATCACCCATGCGAACAACTGAACCTTGCCAAGCAGGAATACCCGATAACTCTGATAATCGAAAGTTAGCAAAGATATCTTCATTTGCACCATAATCATGTCTTTTCTTATCGTGCAATTCTTTTATGACATCTAAAATTTCATAAAATCTTTTACTTTGTTTGTTTATATCATCAATCATTATATTTTTCCTAGTGTTAGGTGTTTAACCACACCTCCTTGATTTTCCCATTGGTTATATTTGTTTTGATGGTCGCAAACCTTTTGTGCCTCATCTTCAAATTCAGACTCAGTAATTATACTGCCAGTTGGTCTTTCAATAACCAACCAACGAACTTTACTCTTTCTTTTGATAAGTTTCATCTCGTAAGAAATCTTATGTTTCTTTATTCCTTTTACGACCCTCTTTTTCATATCTACTCTTTTGTTTCTTTAACTGGTGCTTCTGTAACCTCTGGTTTAGGTTCATCAATCTCAGCAGAAGCTGGTACATTGTCTTGAATAAACTTTGCATGGTGAGCTACAAGTATTTTACAATTTTGTATATCTGCATTTAAATTGTTGATTTGTTTTTGATAATTACTTACCTGTACGATAGCATTCTTTAGTTCAGTATTGAATTTAGATTCATCATACCATTTTTCGTTTAGTTTTATAGCCATTTGTTTTCTCCTTTTGGTTATACTTTAAAATCTGAGAACTGTCCCAGTTTTTTAAATTTATCATTAGATGATACTGAATCTTGACCACTATCAACTAAATCGGTTTGTGCGTTTTGTTCTACATCATAGAAACGCATTTTAGACCTATCAACACCAAGTATAAACTTTCTATTTACAGTTGGGTCATTATATCTATTCTTTAATTGTTTGACCATTATTTGGTTCTTTTCTTCTAGTTCTTCACTACTAATCAAAGCAAACATAAAGTCTGCTGTGGCAGGAAGACCAAAACTCTCTGAGGTATCTTCTAGACCTACATCACTACTTACAAAACCGCCTCTTGTTGTTTGAGTAGCAGAGAAGATAGGTATGTCATTTTCTACTGCAAGGCCTCTTAATTCTTCAGCGATTGCTTTAATCATTGTATAACTATTCACATTTGCACCAGACTTAAATCTAGATGAAGTACAAATATTTAAATAGTCAACAAATACGATATCAGGTTTAAAAGATTTCTTTAATGCTAATTCACTAATCAAGTTTTTGAAATGACCTGTATTAGCAGTAGCAGTAGGATATTCTTTAATAATTAAAGTGCCTGTTGTTTTACTTTGTAGTTTATTAATCTTTGTCTCATACATTGTATAGGGTAATTCTTCTAAATCACTCATACCAACATTCAAAAGATTAGCGTCAATTCTTTCAGCAATTCTTTCTTCAGCCATCTCTAAAGTTATATACAATACATTCTTACCTTGTAATAATACAGACGAAGCAAGGTGTGTCATAAACATGGTCTTACCTACACCAGTACCTGCAAGACAAATATTCAAAGTCTTACTTGGTATACCACCTCTTGTAATCTTGTTGAAGAAATCTAAATCTAATTCAAGTCTTTCTTCTTTCTTCTTGTAAAAATCAAATCGTTCTTTTGATTCTTGTAAATAATCATGACCAACTTTTTGGTCAAAAGACACGCTCAAGGCATTCGATAATAACTCAGGTAAATATTCTGGAGTGTGTGCCTTATCTTTACCATCTAAGATTTGAATGCCAGACAATATAGCATTATGTATAGAACGGTCTTTACAAAACTTTTCTGTTGTCTCAACTAGCCAATCTATATTAACTGGTTCAGGATTTAATGTAGATAAAATATCTGTAATCTTTTTATACTCATCTTCATTAATACTTTTATTACTATTGATTTCAATTGATAAAGATTCCTTTGTAGGAAGATTATTATACTTATTTACAAACTTATAGATTTCTGTAAATAATACTTTTTCTAATCTATCTGAAAAATATTCTTCTTTGATAAAAGGTAAAACCTTTCTACAATATTTTTCATTGTGAATTAAATTACGAAGTGCTGTTCTTTCAATTCTCTCCATTAAGTTCCTTTTTCTGTTTTAATTGTTCATCTAATAATACAACTAATATATCACCAATGTGATTTATAAACTCTTGACTATCTGTATCAGCACTTATATTGTTTTCAATAACTGTATAATCAAACACCATAGGCAAAGCACCATCTGGTGTCTTTTCTGACTCTGGTCTAAAACCTACATTACCATATTTAAGAACTATACTTGCATACGGTCCACTAATTAATTTAATCGCTGTAAAGTCCTCTCCTGGCTTCTCGACAAAGACATAATCTTCTCGGTGTTTAGGACTGGTCGTCTTGTGAGTCGGTGGTATTTTCGGTGTCAATTACATCTCCATATTTAAATTCTTTAGCACAAACTTCATCTAACTTTTTTAATATCTCTGGTGTGAA